CTCTGTTGCTTCTCTGTTTCCTAACGTGCATAATCCATGTATTTCTTAATGCAAAATATATATAACTTTTATTTAATTTATTGTTTAAAAATAACTTATTAACATCTGCTCTATTTAAAAGCCTTATATAAACCTCCTGAACGATATCTTCTGACAAATCTTTAGCGCCGAAACTTTGCATGATTGCAACCCACTCATGATGGTATTTTGTTACATGCTTTAACCATTCCACAATGTAAAGATATAAAAAAAGCCTAACAAATTAATGTCAGGCCTTTTCCTACTATAATCAGAAACATAGAATATGAGTATGTAAATATAGTAAATTAAAATGGCAAAGCGTCAGAAGGATCTTCTTTTTTACTAAAATTATCTCTGAATTCGTTTAATTCGCTTTTTTGATTATAATCTTTTACTGTTTCTTCCTTCATATAAGGCTGTGAAAAAGTAAAGTTAATTTGATCATCTGCTCCGTTTTTCTTCCATGCAGCAAACTCAAAGTCTACTCCGTTAAAATTTCCCTTTCCTTTAAAGTCAGGATGACGATCTGTTTTCTTCCATTTGTTCTTGAAAGCTACTCCTTTGTTTTGAAAATTATTTTCCATCTTTTTTGTTTTTATTTTTATACTTATTTCTTGCTTCTTTATAAAGATCCACTAAATACTCCAGTTGATCATTTTCTTTGTTAAAATTTTGAATATAATTATTTTGGCACATTATTGAAATTACCTCTTCATCTAATCCCTTAAAATGATAAATCATTGCTTTGATTGATCTTGCTATTCTTGCGCTAAATGGAGATGCTTTCATTTTAAAATTAGCCATGCAGTTTAAAATATTAAAAATCTCTTCTCCTTTTTCTCGATCTAATCTGTAAGTATTATTTTTCAAAAAAGTTAATATCTGAAATTTCTTACTTTCCATTAATATCTCAAGAGATGTTGTTGCTTTTAATTTTCTCCCTGTTTCTAATTCCCATTGTTCCGCAATTTGCAACGCTTCATGAACGTCAAGGTTTCCGCTTTGCGCTGAATAATTTGCGTAATCTAACGCTGTCCATCTTTTCCCAGTATTATTTATTTCGATTGTATGTTTATCTTCTTTCCATGTTTGGCTAACAATATAAGGAACTGAATAATTTAAAGATCTCAATGCCCAAAAGCGATGCTGTCCGTCAACAATATATTTGTCAGGATTCACGATTATAGGAATCTGTATTCCGTATTCTTTAATGCTTTCAATTAGCTTATCAATCATTTTGCTGTTAGGCTTTCGATTAGTATCCAAGAAATTAAACATTTTATAATCTTTAGTTATTCCAACTGCAAACTTATTTTTTATGTCCATCTTTTTTATTTTTTTTTGTGTGCATTATTCTCCTTACTTCTTTTCCTAACGCTTTGTCATTAGGAAATTTCTTTGTTAAATCCCAGAGGATTGCATTCGCATCCTGAAGGCCTAAAAGATATCCTGTTGTTCTTTGGATCTCTTCTTCTTTAGTTAGTTTTTTATTCATAACTTTTCAATTATTTTAATAGTATTTTCTTTTATTTCTGCGATCTCTTTTGATCCTACCCAATTGACAAACTCATATGCTTCAATTAAAATAGTATATTCTTTTTCCATAATCTTGTCATAGAAAGTGATATATAAATCATTTCGCTTTTTATCAAATTGATATGTATGAATTTCAGGGTATTCAATAAAAACCTCTGTTTCTTCTTTTGGATTATCAGGCATTTTCTACTTCTTTTATAGTTAATAATTCATTTAGTTCATCATAATATTCTCGGCAATCTTCAATCCTTTCTTTTATTTGTTCAATTATCTTCTCATCGTATTCGATTAAAAAACTTTTGACTCTCAATTGTTCAGGGATGTTATTGAAAGAATGATTATTCTCAACGTACTCTCTGATTTCAGGATCTTCATCTATTGCTTTATGCTTCCAATGCTCACGCCTAACTTCATCTTCCACCATTTGTTCAGGAGTATCTAAAAGGCAATAGCATAAATAAGAAGTTCGCTTTCCAGTTAACCACATATAACCCTGCAACTGATACATATAATTCTTATTTGGAATCTTATCGTCAAAAAATGGAAAAGTAAATACATCCCAAGATGACTTAATATCTAATAAAGTCTCTGAAGTATTAACATCAGGAGTTCCTTTGATCCATTCATTTTCAAAACTTTCATGATTCTTATAAATAAAATCAATATTCATTACTTTGTTGCATAGAGCAATGCCATCAAGTTCAACCTCGTTTCCCTTGTCGGTATATCTACTCCAGAAATCCTTATATTTTCCGAACTTATCCTGAATTATAACTTCTTTAATATGATTCTTTGTTGTTTGTGATAATTTTTCCTTTTTACTTCTTGGATTAGTCATGATCAATCCAATAGAAGAACATCTTGCTTTATACATTTTTTAATTCTTTTTCTTGATTAGCGTTTAATTTAAATGTTTTTAGTAATTGTTCCTTTGTATAATTACCTTCTTTTATTGTTTGAATTGCTCGATAAAATTGCAGATCAGTTAAAGTGCCTTTTTTAAATTTAATATTTGGTTTTTCTGAATTGATTTGCTCTCCTGAAGCATCATTGTCCTTATCTGTTACAATGCCCAATAAACTGCTTAATGCATACCTTCTAAAATAAGTAATTGCAGATCCATAAACTTGAAATGAATTCATGCCTTTCAATTGAACATCCTGCGGAATTGCAGCGCATGATTCAATCGTATCTCCTGACTTTGTATGATAAAGAATTGTTCTTAATTCTGTTCCATCTAATAATTGCGTAAAGCCTAAATTATACTTCTTTAATAATGGCATGATAACTTCAAAGATCGCAGGAAGATCAGCATAAGAATATCCGTAGCCTTTCGTACCTTTGTGGATCACAGGGCATTCTTGCTGGAATGAAGCTAAACTTTTATAGATGTTTTCTTTTGGTAGTCTGCCGTTTGAGGATGCAGCTAAATCCTGATTCATAAGGTCGATGACCTTGTCGGTTGTTTTACTCATATAACTATGTTTTAATTAATGTTCCTTTATGTTGATAAAATTAAGAAAAATTTTCGATTTCTTTACATTTTTGCTTATATTCTTTTATAATTTCTTTCAATTCTTCTTTATCCCATTTCTTCATTTTCTTGCTTTGCCTTTCTAAATCTTCGAATTCTTTTAAGCCTATCCTTGATAATAATCTGATATGATATTTATACAGATTCCCATGCTCCCATTGGTTACAGTAAACGCATTGACCGTGTATGTTCCTTACATCAAATCTAACTGATCCAAAACCACCTGCGGAAAAGAAATGACCTGCGTCAAACTTTCCATTAAGCGGAGCATCACAACTTACGCAACCTTTGTCCTTATCTCGTAGCCTTACAAATTTATTTACCCACTTTTGCGCTTCTTTTACATAATCGCTTGTAGTTCTTAATTCTTCTTTCATTCGCTTTTTCTTCTTTTTCCATTGCGTTTCTTTTGCTTTTTGAATCCATACTTTCATGCACTCATCATCGGTGCAGTATTTTTGATTGAAATGGATTGCTTCAAACTTTTTTTTGCAATGTTTACATCTCGGCATTATTTAATAAGTTTTGATTTATTTTTTTTAATTCGTTTATCTCTGTTTGCAATTCTAAAAGCATTCTATTATTCCGATGTAATTCCCCTGAAAGACTCATGCATTTAAGATCCATTCGATGAAGGATATATTTTGCGTTTGCTAATTCCAGAATAGAATCTTCCTGCTTCTCTATTAATCCTATTTTATCAGGATGCTTTTCTTTTAACTCCTGAAGAGTATTCTTTGCTCTCAAAAAAACTTTTTCAAGACCTACTTTTGCGTTTATAACTTCAATCATCTTCTTAAATTTTTTAATGGATCAACTCCCTGAATAGTGAATCCTAACCCAGAGTTAAAATTAAATAATAAAGGCATATTAAGTTCAGTCAATGCTCCGCCTGAATCCTTGTCTTTAATCTTTTCCGTTGAAATCATTGTTTCATATTTCATAGTTTCGTGCTTGATTAGTCTGTGAATAACAATCATGTCATCGCACCGATTCAGAAAACTCTTGCCTCCTTCAACGTGATCCTTTAATGGTGGTTTTAGATGGCCTTTCCATTCATGATTTTCAGGATAAAGATTACCGCTTCTTCCGCTTTCAGTATTTGGATGAGTTGATACATAAATTGTTTTTCCAGTGATATTGCA